TAAAAAAGGACCTTGATAGTAGGTCCTACAATTATGGCTATAAAAGACGTAAGCTTAGAGAAAGCGCCATTAGAGGTGCGGTAGCTTGGGAGGAATGGTCAACTACTAAAAAATATCACGTTGGCTTGAGGCTTGTTGAAATACTAATTGAAACAACAAAATTAGTAATTATTACTACACAGTTAGTTAACAAAAAAAGAACTAAAGTAGTTAAGCCAACACAAGAAACTAAATCATGGATTAATAAGCGTAATCAATGGAATGAATTATTATCACCTGATTATCTTCCTACTGTGATGAGGCCAAAAATGTGGCAGGCATTAAAAGGTGGTGGATACTGGACTAAAGAATTACCAGAGCTAAGTTTTGTAAAGACAAGAAATCAAAATTTAGACAGAGAGCTTGAGCAATTTGACATGCAAGAAGTTTTTGACGCTGTTAATGTAATGCAAGATACGGGTTACAAAATCAATAACTTTATTTTAAGTGTTATGGAAGAAGCTTGGGATAGAGATTTAGCTATTGGTGGTATGCCTAGAAGAGATGATTTACCTTTACCCAATAAGCCTCATGACATTAATGATAACGCGGACAGTTTACGTGAGTACAAAACTAAGTCTGTCATTATTCATACTGAAAATGCTCGAATGACTTCTAAAAGAATACTTTACAGTAAAATTTTATGGGAGGCTAAAAAGTTTAAAAACTATGATGCAATCTATTTTCCCTTACAATTAGATTTTAGAGGCAGGGCTTATTGTGTACCCGCATTTTTAAATTATCAATCTATCACTGGCGCTAAAGCTTTATTAAATTTTGCTGAAGGCAAAGAAATAACAAAAGAAAACAAAGGTGAGTTTTGGTTAGCTGTGCAAGGTGCAAACACTTGGGGTAATGATAAAGTTTCTCTTAATGATAGAGTGGCTTGGGCCCATGACCCTCAAAATATGGCATGGATTACTGATTGTGTTGAAGACCCTATAGCTTGTAGAAAATGGGAAGACGCATCAGAGCCTTTTCAATTTTTAGCTTGGGCCCATGAATGGGTTGAGTTTAGTAAAGTAGGATATGGCTTCAAATCATCTTTGGTTTGTTCTATTGATGGCTCTTGTAACGGCTTACAACTTTATTCTTTAATGTTAAAAGATAAAGAAGCGGGTAAACTAGTTAATACTGTTCCTAGTGACACGCCACAAGATATTTATCAATTGGTTGCAGATAATGTCATAAAAACATTACAACAGCACGCAAAAGAAAATCTACCATACTCACAGATGTGGCTAGACTATGGAGTCAAACGCTCTACCACAAAAAGAAGTATTATGACTATTTGTTATGGGTCCACTCGTTATTCTTGTACGGATTTTGTTGTTGAAGATTTAACAAAACGTAAAGATAAAGGGGAAATACATCCTTTTAAAACAGATATGTTTAGGCCTGCAACGTATTTAGCAGGAATAATTTGGGATAGCATTGGTGATAATTTAAAATCAGCAAGAGAAGGTATGGCATTTTTACAAGCCGTAGCTAGGATTGTTGCAAAAGAGCAATTACCAATACACTGGGTGACTCCAGTAGGATTTCCAGTACATCAATCATATCCTGAGATGAAATCAAAACGAATTAAAGCTATGCTTATGGGTGAAATCATAAAGCCTAGAATTAATGAAGCCACAGAAAAAACGGATAAACTAAAAATGGGTAATGGAGTGGCTCCAAACTTTGTACATTCATTAGACTCTGCAGCTATGCTTAAAACTGTAAACCTTGCATACAAAAATGGTATAAGAAATTTTTGTAATGTTCATGATAGTTTTGGGACCAACGCTGCTGATGTGCAAATATTATCTAACTCATTAAAAGAAGCTTTTATAGATATATTCTCTAATACAGATGTCTTAGAAGATTTTAGAAATGATGTTAGGAGGCAATTACCTGCGGAGTTAAGAGATACATTACCTGAAGCTCCCGCAAAAGGTGAACTCAAAATTGAAGATTTAGAATTTTGTGATTACTTTTTTGCTTAAACAATCCTTTGTTGCATTTAATGCTTAATAGGATTAAGTACCCATTATAGATATGAAAACCAAAAAACATAGGAGTATACAAAAAGTATGAAAGTACAAAATACCAGAATAACTACACCAGTAGGTGTAAGTCAATATGCTTGGTTAACTAAAGCTGATACTAGATTTGACCCTGAAGGTCATTTTAAAACTAATTTAATATTATCAGAAAAAGAAGCAAAACTTTTAATAAGTACAATTGACACTGAACTAGACAAAAGTTTAAAACTTGCTCAAGAAAACCATAAAGGTAAAAAGATAAAAATGAGTGACCCACCCTTTTTTGAAGAAGTAGATGACGAGGGAAATACAACAGGTAATTTTATTTTTAAATTTAAAACCAAAGCAAACATCACAACAAAAGACGGCACTGTTATTCCAAATAGAGTGGCCATATTTGATAGCACAGGGAAACCTATGGTAAATGCAAATGTTTGGTCTGGAAGTGAGATGAAAGTCTCAGCAGAATTAATACCTTATTATACTGCAATGGCAGGCGCGGGGGTTTCTATGAGACTTAGAGCCGTGATGATAACGAAACTTATTGAAGGTGGAAGTGATAACGCCAAAGGATACGGCTTATATGAAGAAGCTGATGGCTATATTGCACCTGAAAAAATAGATGAAATACAAGAGAAGACTGAAGAACAAGAAGCTGACTTCTAAGCAAGTTGGCTTTACTTATGGGTTCCGTTCAGGATTAGAAGAGCTCATAGCAGGTGAGTTAAGAAGTCAAAGAGTGATATACGAGTTTGAGGAAACAAAATTAAAATATACAAAACCTCAAAAAGAACACAGTTACACTCCTGACTTCTACTTACCTAAATTGAAAATTGTTATAGAGACGAAAGGATTATTTACCACACAGGATAGACAAAAAATGAGGCTCATTAAAGAGCAGTATCCTGATTTAGATATTAGAGTTATTTTTAGCAATTCAAAATCAAGAATTAGTAAAAAATCAAACACTACTTACGGAATGTGGTGTGAAAAATATGGATTTGAATATGCAGATAAGCACGTACCGAAAGAATGGTTATGAGTAATGTTAGAAAAGAAACTAAATATATAGTTATTTACCATACAGGTACAAAAAAAGAAGAAGATATTAATTCTTACGATTTAGAACGTAAGCACAGACTAGAAGGTTATTTATATTGTAAATATCACAAAGTTATTAAAAGAGACGGTGAAATAGAAAATGCTAGAGATGTTGATTTAGCAGGCTGCCATATGGATGCTACTGAAACCGTCACTAATAAAAATTCCATTGCTATTTGTCTCGTTGGAGGCAAAGGTACGAAGGGAAAACCTGAGTATAATTTTACAGAAGAACAAGAGGTTTCTTTAAAATTTCTTGTATCAGAACTCAAACATAATTATACTGGAATTGTTGTAGTTGGGCATGGTGACATGTTCAACGCCTTAATCCCTACCCTGTAGGGGTTGATTGTTGAGCCCTCTAAGAGAAATCTTAGGGGGCTTTTTTAATTTTAATTCAAAATATTTAAAGGAAAAATTTTTATGGATAATGTAGAGAGTACTTTTTTATATCACGCCCCATGTGAAACATGCGGCAGTAGAGATAATAAAGCTGTCTACGATGACCACACGTTTTGCTTTGGATGTCAGACCACCACAAGAGGAGTTGATTTGGTAGTAAATAAAATAGTACAAAAAGATTTTGTTGTAGGTTCTTCTGCGGCATTACCTAAAAGAAAAATAGATTTAGAAACTACTACTAAATTTAATTATCAAGTGGGCACGCACAATGGTGCGCCTGTCCAAATTGCAAATTATTATAATAAAGATAAAGAATTAGTTGCCCAAAAGTTACGTTATCCTGATAAATCATTTCAATGGATTGGTGATACAAAAGAAGCGACATTGTTTGGTCAAAATTTATGGCGAAGCAAAGGAAAAATGTGCATTGTCACTGAAGGTGAAATTGACGCTTTAACAATTTCAAAATTAAATGGAAATAAATTTCCAACTGTTAGTATTAAAACTGGATGTGCAGGTGCTAAAAAAGATATCCAAAAAGAATTAGAATTTTTAGAAGGGTTTGATT